CGGGTCTTGATAAAGTCCGGACGGCCCTCCGCGCCCCGGATGCGACCGCCCTGTCCCTGACCGTCGTAGGCGGCGGGCTTGCGTTCCCAGGTCTTCGTCTCCTTGGCGTCCTTGGTGATGGCACCGATAAGGGGCAGACCGCTCTTGACGACGGGGTCCGGTGGCCCATCGCGACCCTCAATCGTCGTGAGGCGCTCCTCGTTGATGTTGGTCGGCAGTGCCCGGAAATAGTCGTGGAAGCCGCCCCCGGCTGGAACATTCGCACCGAGACCCAGACCCGGACCGACGTTCTTGGGCTGCTCGAGGGGCGACAAATTATTCATCTTGTTCGTGACGTACTGACGGTTCGCCATGTCATAGACCGGCTGGCCGTAGGGGAAGCGCGTCGCGACCCGGGATACGTCCTGAAGGTTCCCGACGGCCTCTTTGGGGCGAATGCGCCAGTCGCCGATTCGGCGACCGAGCTGGGGATTCATAATTCTGAGATCAAATGCGTCCGCGGCGTGTTCGGCCGGGTAAGTCATCAGATCAACATCGCGCCGAGTAATCGGGCGAACGGGTTTCGTGGTTGACGACCGGGCGTCCGTTTCGGGTTCGGCACCCTCACTTAGACGCTTGCCGGCAAACACAAGACCAACGACCGCTGCTAGAGCTAGTGGGTCCATATTATCATCTACTTAGAAAAATAACGTTGAACAAAACGGGTGTTTTGCTGCTCGGCGTAGCTGCTCTTAGGGTCCCACGTCATGACACGCAGGGGCAGATTAACATACGTATTCGGGAAGTCATAGGCGCTCTCGGACCAGGCCTTCTTCCATGCGGTCGTCGTACGCTCGCGCAGTTGGCTCTCAATCTGGACCTGATCCTCAAGAACGACCTGGGCCGGGCCTACCCAGACGCCCGGCTGAAGAACATTCGGGCTCGTGTCCTGTCTCGGCATTATTAAAAGAAATACATTATTTTCTAGCGTCCGTTACCGGCCCGAAGCTGCGTGCGCTCGGGGAAGGTTGAATAGAAGCGGTCCGGATCGCAGGCCAGACCGCCCTGGTCGCGACACTTGGCCGAGAACGGCCGGCCGTATGCGGCCTGTGCAAAGCCCGTCTGGTCGTTGGGAATGGTCGTAGAGGGCATGGTGTAAAAGTTGCGCTCGGCATCGCGCTGACGCTCGAACGGGTGGATCCGGCTCCAGGTATCCTGGACCTGCGATCTCATGCTCGGGTACCACGCGGCCGCTGGGCGATCCGGGCGGTCTGCGTAGTCCGTCATCAGAACGTTACCCATGGGATTATCGAGCGTCGGGAGCGTCACGGGATCACGTAGTGGACCCGAAGTCCGCGCGTCACCCTGAGCCGGACGGACCTTTCCGTCCGAGATCATGTTGGTCGTGTACATGTAATACAGAATCGCGAGGACCAGGGCCCCAAGAGCGAACACGCGCGCATCACGGTTAATCAGGTAGACGAGGACCGTAGCGTAAATCACGAAACGGGTCGTCGCCGAGACGCGCTCGCGGGCCGACTGCTTGGCCGTCGGCCAAAACTCGAGAAGCTTGTTCGTTTGGAAGACCTCGCCTGGATTCATTCTCTGCTACTTACTGAGATGTTTTTTTCTTATTCTTGGACTTTGGCTGGACCCGACGACGGGGCTGCTGAGGCCCGCCACCCATGAGCGCCGCGAGTGGATTCGCGCCACCCGCGCCGCCACCGAGCATCTGGGCCAGCATGTTATTCACACCCGACATCAAAGCGGACTCGTCAATCTGACCCGAACTGTTCTTCATGTTCTTCGTAGCGTTCTCGGCCGCGGCCTCGATCATCGCGAGCGTCTCGGGAGGAAACATACTCATAGTCGTACCGATCATATACATAGAGTGCAAGTACTGCCAAATGGCGTTCTTGGTGTTGGGCGTGCACCCCTCGGACTTCCAGATCTCGTGCAGATTCAGATTCTTCACAAACTCATTCTCGGCACAAAAGAACGCCTCGTCCTTCTGCATCATCTGGGTCGACCACTGGCTCATGGACTTCATGAACGTGTCGAGGGTCTGGCGGTCCCGAGGGGCCGCCTGGGCCGCCGTCACGGCCGCCTCATCCGGAAACACTTCATGGAGTTCGTCAAGAAACTGACCCATCATCTCATTGAATGCCTGAAGGGTCGTCATTTACACTAAAAAAGTTTTAGTTTTTAAGTCAAAAAGGCGCTTTGACACTGGGATCCTGTGTGTAGCCCTGGCCCTGGCTGACGATGAAATAGACCAGGAGCCCGACCAAAAAGGCCGGCTTCACCATCTCAGAATTCTTGATCTTCGTGTCGCCATTCATTTTGGCTCGGCCATACACGTAGGCCATTGTGATGGCCGCGGCGATCACGGCCGCGCTGAAGGGTTCCCGAAGGTACTGCTCCATTACTTTTACTCAAGGTTTTTCGGGCCTACTTTTCACGAGCATCATCGAACAAATTTTGTTCTGGAATTCGGGGCGGGGCCATGGAGGGAGTTACGGCGACCGTCTTGGTGCCCCCGGGCGTCTCTCCGAGCTCCATGCCTCCAGGAGTTCCGGCCGGAGCCTCGTTGGTATTCATAGGGACGCCATCGACCTCGGCATTGTCATTCATTGGCTCGGGTTCGGGTTCGGGGGCCGGATCCTCGTTCATGAGATCGTCCTGGGCCTCCTCTTCGCCATCATCAAAGTTCAGATCATTGGAACCCATGGGAAGGTACGCATCCAGAATCTCGGCCGTCGGAATCAGGCTCTCGATGACCTTCTGAATTTTGACACAAAATCTGTCATGGAGCTGCTCCATCCGGGTCTCCTCGTTAATCGATGGGCTGATGATGACATCGGGCCGCTTGTAAATGTCCTCGGCACAGGCTTCGTAGCACCGCTGGACGAACACATCATTGGCCGGGAGCTTGATGCAAATCTTCTTGGACTTTTTATCGGTCCGAATGGAACTCAGGATCTTTACGTGGGTCACAAAGACGGCCGCCAGGAGCTTGGGAAACAGGGGCTCGGCCTTTGTGATCGCCTCGGTGTGCTTCAGGGAAATTGATGAATTCCAGGTCTTAATTTCACGGAGGAGCTCGTCAAAGACCTGGGGGGTCCCCTTGCCCTGAGACTGCTTCTTGGCCTCGAGCCAAATTTCCCAGAACGTTTCGATCATGTGAGGGATCATCGCGTCACAAAGCTTCTTTGTGAAGCGGCGCTCGGACTCGTTGAGGAGGTCCATATTATTGTTCCGTTAGAATATTAACGGTAAACATTTTCGCATTCAATAATATGTCACCTCGAAGTCGCGGTCGGTTCCCTCGCACTTCCGCAGCGGTTCGCGAGGTCGGATCAAGGGCCCTGATTGGAACGGCCCGGGCCATCTTACCGGCAGCCCTGATGGCCGGCGGCGTCGCCAACACACAGGCTCGCGCGCTGGGGCATTCGGCCGTGAACTTTATAACCGCGAACGCAAGTCAGCGTCGTCGTCGGGCGAACCAGCTCATCGCAGCCGCGGCCAATGTCTATTTCGCCCCCGGAAATGGTGCGGCGCCGCCTCCAAGCCTGCGCCGCATGCTTCAACCGGCCGCGAGATACATGCAGGATCACCATCCTGAACATTACAGAAACCTGCGCTGGGCGGCGGTTCGGGCGACTCCCAGTCTTGCGATCCGGTCCCTGAGACGACGGCGCACCCCGTCTACGTCTTCTTCGTGATACGCAACTTCTGAGCCGTCTTCTGAAGGTTGACGAGGGCCGGGAGAATATCCATAGGTGGGGCCTCGCCAAAGAGCTCCTCGGTTGGTTCATCGGGGGGCGCCCGGCCCCATTGGACTTTGAGACTGAACGGGCCGACCATATTGACCGTGTAGCCCAACCTCTGGAGTTGGCGGGCCATGTACATCACGGCCCGGGCCATGTCGTACTTGGGGAACCCGACTATGAAGGGGGGGACCGTCACGGTCGCGTCCTTGTGTCCGAGTTCGTATGAGGCGCGAATTTTGCGACAAAATTGGGACAACATGGCCCGATACATTTCCTTTTTAGCGTCGTGTTTGGCCTTTTCACGGACCGCAATGTCCTTGGCGGACAACATCCTCTCTTATTTTGGATCAAAATTTGATTCAAAAGTTTACACACGCTTCATGAGAGTGTCGAGGGTCGGTTCGGGCAGGGGCTTTGACAGGGCCTCCTTGAGCTGGGCGTCGAGGACACCGTCGATCGCCTGCCAGGGCTGGTACTTGTCCGGGACGTACCCGTAACTCGGGTCACGCTGGGACGACTCGGTCTGCTTCAGTATGGTCGCGCCATCACTTCCGACCCGGGCCTGGATGTCGTACTGGACGCCATAGAAATTCTTCGTATTGAAGAACATGAATCGGGAATCAAAGACGCCCTCCTCCTTCTGAGGGTTCACGAACAGGGTCTCGATCGGGTACAGATCCGGGTTCTGCTGCTGGAACTTCTCGACGATCGCGCCCGTGATTTCAGGGGGAATCGCCGCGGCCGTGTCGGTCGGGATG